CTCCCATATCAGAAGCTTATAAGAATAGAGATGACCCCGAAGGATTAGTAGAACTTATTAACAAGTTCTTGGATGTGCAAACTAAAATCATACTAAATAATAAAGGAACCATAGATAAGTATATGGGCGATTGTATAATGGCTTTTTGGAATGCTCCCCTTGATTGTGAAGACCATGCCGACCTTGCCGTAAAATCTGCACTAGAAGTATTAGTTGCAACGGAGAAATTAAATGAAGAACTTAAACCTCTTAACCTGCCTCCTATTAATGTGGGCATCGGTATCAGTTCAGGCGAATGTATTGTCGGAAACATGGGTTCAGAACTTAGATTTGACTATTCCGTCATCGGAGATGCCGTCAACTTGGGTGCTAGACTCGAAGGACAAACAAGAAATTATAGTGGGGTGGACTTGTTGTTATCGGAAAGAACTTATCAACTATGTCCAGAAAGAGCATTCACTGAAATTGATAGGATTAAAGTCAAAGGAAAATCAGAACAAGTCACTATTTACACTTGTTGAACCAATCTCAACTGCTCAATGGGCAACATTTCTTACATTACAAGTTGCAGATATCTATACAACTTATCGTGGACTTAAATATGATTGTGTTAGAGAACTTAATCCAATCGCAGGTGAAAGACCATCAGTGCCAAAGATGTTTGCTATCAAGACTGTAGTTCTCTGGCCTGCAATCTCTTCTGATATACAAAGAGAGGTAATAGACCCAAAGACCATGGATGAAATAAATTTTCTGATGGCCTTAGTTGCAGGTAATAACTACAATGTATGGCATAGAGCAGAAAGAAATTGTAAAAAAAGATAAAAAACCGCTTGAAAAAACCATATTAGACCTTATATAATATATAAATACTATTGTAATTGCTCATTTGAGGATTACAAAATATTAACTTGCTAAATTATAGGAGAAAAATATGACGCATTTAGATATATTTGGTCAATTCAGACCGTTCGCAATTGGATTTGATAGATACTTCGAAGACCTCGAAAGAATGTCAAATCACACTCAAACTAATTATCCACCTTACAACATCGTAAAGGAAGATGATGAAAACTTTTGTATTGAACTTGCAGTTGCAGGATTCAGCAAGAAAGATATCTCTATAACTAAAGAGAAAAATGTTCTTGTTATCGAAGGAAATATAGATGAAGATTCTAAGGACTTTGTTCATAAAGGACTTGCATCAAGAGCCTTCAAAAGAAGTTTTAATCTTGCAGACTTAGTTGAAGTCAAAGGTGCAGACATGAAAGATGGTATTTTACATGTCAAACTGGTTAAAGTTATTCCTGAGGAAGACAAACCAGTAGTTATTAAAATTAGTTAAAAACTACCTTTACAGATACACTCATTTGTAATATAATGGGTGTATCTTTTTATATTATGGAGATATTATGAATAAAATTGGATTAGAAATAATTGAAGGACAAACTCAGATACCTGCAGTGGTTATGCCTGTAAGAGTCGATGGTGCTTTTGAATACTTAAACACTAGAGAACAATTTTCTGGTAAAAGAGTGATTATATTTGCACTACCAGGTGCATTTACACCTACTTGTTCATCTTTCCAACTACCTGGTTTTGAGACTATGTTTTCTCAATTCCAAGAAAAGGGTATAGATGAAATCTATTGTCTATCTGTAAACGATTCATTTGTTATGAATGCATGGTTTGAAGGACAAGGCGTAGAGAATGTGAGGCCATTACCAGACGGAAATGGAGAGTTCACTGAAGCGATAGGTGCATCAGTCCAAAAAGCAAATCTTGGTTTCGGTATTAGAAGTTGGAGATATGCAATGGTAGTTAACGATGGTATTATCGAAAGAATGTTTGCAGAAGCAGGATACGGTGATAACATTTCAGCAGACCCATATGAGGTCTCATCACCTGAGAATTTATTGGCAAACTTATAATGCCTGAATTCAAATGTGATTTAGTCCTATCAGAAGAAGACGCCAAGTTTGCTTCAGGTAGAATCACAGAGTATTATCAAAACTTTGGTAATATGGCAGACTATCTTAGAAAAATTAAACTAGAGAGAGTGGCAGAAATGCCAACTCCTCTCTTTGGTTTTAACCTATCAGACGATTTCTTTTCAGATTTCAACATGCATCCAGAAGATATGGACTTTAGAGTTGGTCTTGCAGACCATGAAATTTTTCATAACTACTTAGAGATTATTACATCACATGCAATTGAAGCCTCGAATCCTGGTAGAAAAGTTATTTTAATGGTCTATGAAAACAATACAAATAAGATTGTAGGTTTTATAAGACTAGGTTCACCAATGATGAATATTGCACCTAGAAATAGGTATTTTGGTGAGGTGTTGGGTGCAGAACAAATGCCTGTATTCAACAAACATGCAATCATGGGTATGATTATTGTACCTACTCAACCATTTGGATTTAACTATCTAGGTGGTAAATTACTTGCATTGATGTGTTGTTCACATGAAGTTAAAAAGATTATAGATGAAAAGTATAATATGAATCTATGTCATTTTGAGACTACATCACTTTATGGTTCAACTAAGAGTATGTCTCAATATGATGGTTTAAAACCCTTTATAAAAGGTCAAGGTCTTACTGATAGTAATTTTGCACCACTTATGAATGATAGTTATTTTAAAGACTTGGAAAAGTTCTTTGTTGAAAAGAATGGTGGACCGATTGTATGGGAAGAAGCATCAAGTAGAAAAATGAAAGTTCAGGCCAAGATGATTTCTATCATAAGAAAGTCTCTTAATGAAACTGATAAAAAAAACTTTGAACAAATAGTAGATGATGCAAGAAGATTAAATGAAAGAAAAAGATTTTATGTATCTGATTTAGGTTATGAAAATAGTAAAGATGTTATCTTAGGAAAAACTGATACATTGATACCAAAATCTAACTATGATAGATATTCAATAGAAAATTTAACAGAATGGTGGAGAAAGAAAGCATCTAATAGATACAATACTCTCCGTTCTGATGGTAGACTTCGAACAAAACTCGAAGTATGGAATGAGAATCCTGATGAAATCGACATTATTCGGTAAGATATATAGAGTAGTAGAAAATCCTCACGAACAGGACGCTGCTATAGAAATTATAGACGGAGAATTTAAAGGTCTTGTCTATCAGTATGGTAAAGTAGGATTTGAAGAAGGAAAACCTAATATAAACTTTGAGAGAACCATAAGAAGAATACCAGAAAGTGGTGAAGAGTTAGATAATCTACTAAATAATGGCGACCTAAATAAAGTTATGGGTGACATTCTTGTAGAAATAATGCAAGAACAAATTAGAAAAGAGGAAGAAAATGGGAACTCCGAAGAAAACATATCCGATAGTTAAAACTGACGGTGAAACAATCTACTTAATGGGTAGAGAATTTCAAGAAGGAACAGATGAATATTTTACAGAAAGAGATAGAATTCAAGCAAACTATCGGAAATTTGAAGAAGAAAATGCAGACCTCATAGAACCAGGTGGTCCACTAGGCACAGATACAAAAGATGTTGAACAAGAACTTAGAACAAACTATACTATAGGAGATTTATCATAATGGATAGACAAAGATTAATGGATGAGATTAAGAGACATGAAGGAGAAGTCCTTGAAGTCTATGAAGACTCACTAGGTTATTTAACCTTTGGTGTAGGACACTTAATCAAAGATAGTGATGATGAACATGGTTTACCAGTTGGAACACCAGTTTCACAAGAAAGAGTAGACGATGTTTATGACTATGACTTTGATAAACATTTAGATGAAACTATTCATTTATTTGAATCAAAGGGTGGTGAAGACTTCTACTCTTTACCAGAAAACATACAACATGTATTGGTTAACATGACATTTAACTTAGGCGGAACAAGATTCGGTAAGTTTAATAATATGTGGAAAGGTGTCGTTTCATCTGATTGGGAGAAAGTTGCAGTTGAAATGGAAGACTCTAAGTGGTTCAGACAAGTTGGAAGACGAAGTGTTGAACTACAAGAAATGGTGAGAAATGCGTAATATAACAGACGATGTTAGATGTCTAAGATTAGATACAGGTGAAGTATTAATTGGTTTCTTTAAAAACCTCTGGTGGAAAAGAAAGTATGAATTAGTAGATGCACAACAATGTTTAGTATCACTAGAACAGAATAGAATGGAAGTTCAACTTGCACCTTATATACCATTTGCACAAGAATATATTTTTGAAATCAGACATGACAAAGTTCAATCTGTATTCAAACCAAAACCTCAATTAGAACAAAATTATAAAGTAGAAACTGGTAATAGAATAGTAAGTCAGAGAGGAAATAAATAATGGTAGATTTTACATCAAGAGTGCTTAACGCACAAATCAAACAGGCTAATGCAATGATTGAGAAACATAAAATCAATGTAGAAGTCATGACAAAAAACGCAAGTGGTACAGCAGACCATCCAGATATAATGCAGTCAGTTCACGATGAACTAAATCAGATTGGCCATTGGGAAGAAGTTAAATCTGTTATCACAAAACATTTCGATTTCGAACAGAAAAGAACCTTGACAGAATAGACCTACTGTAGTATACTTACAGTATGGATTTCTATACAAATGTCTGTCGAACTCGCGACAAAATTCTAGTCACAGGTTACCAAGGTAACAAAAAAGTCAAAATGAAAGTCGATTATCGGCCTAAACATTTTGTTCCATCCAGAAAAGGTGATACACCTTACAAATCACTAGACGGCAGACCACTTGAAGTTGTAGAACTCAATTCAATGGGTGGTGCAAGAAAGTTCAGAGAAAAATATCATCAAACACAAGGTTTTGAAATTCATGGTTATGATAGATATGTCTACACATATATCTCAGATAAGTTTCCAACAGACTTCGAATACGATACAAAGAAAGTAAGAATTGCCACACTTGATATTGAGTGTGAATGTGAAGATGGTTTTCCAGAACCAATGAGAGCAGATGAGAAAGTAAATGCAATTGCAATTAAACCTTTCGGTCATAACACACATGTTTTCGGTCTTGGTCCTTGGGATGATAAACCTGCTAATTGTGTTTACTATGATTGTGTAGATGAAGCACAACTTCTAACAGAGTTCATAAAATTCTGGAGAAAGGCATCTTTTGATATTGTCACAGGTTGGAATGTAGACTCATTTGATATCACATATCTTTGTAATAGAATTGATAAAGTTTTCGGTGAAGGAGAACATAAGAAATTATCTCCTTGGCAAATGTCAGATGTCAGAGAATACACATCTAACTTTGGTCAGAAACAACAAACATATAATCTTTATGGTGTAAGTATTGTTGATTACTTGGACCTGTATCGTAAACATACACCACAAACACAAGAGTCATACAAACTAGAACACATTGCACAAGTAGAACTGAACAAAGGCAAAATTGATTACTCAGAGTATGGTAATCTACATACACTTTACAAACAAGACTACTCAAAGTTTCTTGCATATAATGTTAAAGATGCCGTTCTTGTTGAAGAACTAGAAGAGAAACTTGGATTCTTAGAACTTACAATCGTCATGGCATATTCTGCCAAGTGTAATTACAATGACACTTTCGGTATGGTAAAGTATTGGGAAACAATCATCTACAATCACTTGAAGAAACAAGGTATTCAAACACCACCTCAGGCATTGAAGAGAGACCAAAAGAATCATCGTATTGAGGGTGCATATGTAAAAGAACCAATCGTTGGTGGTCATAATTGGGTTATGTCTTTTGACTTGAACTCTCTATATCCACATCTTATAATGCAGTTCAATATCTCACCTGAGAAAATGATAAAGGGTGGTCTTATGGATACAAAGATTGCATCTATGTTGAATAAGAAGAGTGATTTGTCTGAACTTAAAAAACAAAATGCAACGGTTACACCAAACGGTGTTAAGTTCAAAAGAGACAAACAAGGTTTTCTTCCTGAACTCATGGAAACATTATACGATGAGAGAAAAGAATACAAACAAAAGATGATTTCATATCAAAAAGAATTACAAGTATGTGATGACCCTATAGAAAAGAAAAGACTAGAGATTAAAATCAAAAGGGCATACAACAATCAACAGGTCAGAAAGATATCTTTGAATAGTGCATACGGTGTTCTTGCAAATCAATGGTTTGCTTTCTTTGACCCACAACTTGCAGAGTCAGTCACTACTGCAGGTCAGTTAGTAATTAAATGG